GTACTGTTACAGAAAGCATTTATGCCTATATTATACGCAAGACTTACAAAAGCATCTAGCTCATATTGGTATAGAGGCACATTAATACAGGCTTTAATGCCATTACCGTACTTATCTAGGTTCTTTAGCAGCATCATCATTTCCCGCACGGGTTCAGTTTTATCCCCCATACGCACCCCTTCAGTCCTACCGACCCCTATTGTGGGTACATCTCCCGGCACGGGTATTACTGCTGTATCTGTGTAGCCTTCATACATCATTACAGAGACTAGAAGTGCCGCGCCAATTCCTAACCCACCTAACGACTGCCTTGCGCTAGGCTTAATCACTTTACAGGACTACCTGTACGCATACGTAGCCACCAATTAGCAGCGTTGTTAATAGCGCAAAGACCTAATAATAGTGTAGCTACCCATACAGGTGCAACTTCTCTGACAAAATCTACAAAGAACTCTGCTCCTAGTAGGGCCAACGATATAAACCCCATCACACCATTAAACCATAGAGTCCGGGAGTGTCGCTTTAACTTCATTTATGAGCACTCACACCAATTAGAGCTAGTACTAGACCACCAACAACTGCCAGACCTATGAATGCCTTCCAGAATATATTCTTAGCTGCTTTGTAGTCTGCAATCAAACTAGCTATATCCCTATGGTCATTATAGTGTTGCTCAGGCTCTACAAAAAAGTCCTTGCGGTTCTCTTTTAGTAGTACACAGAGTCGTTGGGCTACGGCATCTACTTCTTGTTCGTTCATGTCATGGAGCCCCTTAGCTGCTAGATTAATTTTTCTATTCTGTTTACGTCTATACCAACCGCTCTAGTTGTAGCTTGTAAGAGTTGTTGACTTGACTCATTAGCTTTTACCATCTCATTTCTAAATGATTCTACTGCTGCACCCGTCTGTCTTTGTTGCTGGGAGTTCTCAATCAGCAGCATAGGGGTCCAAGCTATTGCACAATCTCCATTAGAGACTGTCTCTCCTGTCTGAGGATTCATACCTTGTACATGCACCCAGAACCGGCACTTGACCAGCTCACCGTCACGTACTGCACCATCCTCAATGCACTCAGAACCCATCAAAGGACATAAAATCTTAGCATCTTTAGCCATTAGTCTTTACTCGCAATAATGAAGTCGTAGAATTTTAACCCTTGTGTTAAGGAGTGAGAATGAGAGCCACTACCTCCTGTTGACTGCGTTTGAACTGTAACAAAATTTGAAACAGGGCGACCTGATGATGCCCCTGCAGCGCCTGATGTAGTTGTTTCAGGGTATCCGTGCGTATGTGCTGGAATATCTGCAATCTGTAATGTATATCCCCCAGAAGCAGTCTGCGCAGCCCATGTACTAAAGGCAACTGAACCCCCGCTTGGGGTAACTGACCCAGTAACAAACCTAAGAATAGAATCATTAATAGCTGCTGTTGTATCTTTAGTCCAGCCCGTAGGAGCCGCTGTTTGCTGAAACCCGATACGTGTTCCTGAAGCAAAAGCTGGTGCATTAGCAGTTGAAGCCCATGCAGTACCGGTAGACGATAGTATATTACCCGCTGTGCCGGGAGCTACGGCACTTACAACCCCTGCAGTTCCTACTAATGCTCCTGTAAGGGCTGTGGCTAGGGTTGTAGTCCCCAATGCTGTTAAGTTGTTACCTGCGATAAAGTTGCCTGTAGTAGCAGCGTTACCATTTATTACCCCACCAGCTGCAAACCCAGTCAACACAAAGAAATCTAACCCATCACAATACACTGTGTATTTACCAAAAGGGACTGTAGCTGTAGCCCCAGCGGTGGTTCTCATGATTATGTTCTTGCTACCTAGCGGCTCGTCAGTAAAGTTATCAATGATGTAGGTTTTTGCTACGGCAGGGGCTGTTACATAACAGTCAGTAGAACGAAGTCCTGTAAACCTTAGCACTGCTGTTCTAGCTTCATCGGTAGTACCTGCATTAGCAGTCAATATATAATTACCAGAACCGGTGATAGATATTGTAGTTACAGCAGTTATAGAATCAACTAGTAGTGAGCATATGTTCTTATTGGTTGTATCACCCCAAGACCCTGATTGCTCACCGTTGGCTATGTTCTCAAGTCGTAGGTTATTTGCGTAAGTTGATGGCATATAGATCCACTAAGGTAAACCATGTAACAATAACTTCTCTGTCTTCTACCGCAGGCGTTGTATAGTGCCTATGTGTACCGTATGGCGGGAACACAACAACTTTACCTGCTTCAGTCTTTATACTTTTATTCTGGTTAGGAAAAACTAATTCTCCCCCATTATTAGTAGTTAAATGCAGTACTACTGACGCATAGCGTATGGTAGATCTACCAGTACTAAGTAGTGTGTTCTTATCTACTATACCATCAGTATGCGTCTTACATACTTGCCCTACACCATACTTGTGATACTCATATCCATTATCACCAGACCCAAACGAGGTTTCATATATACCGCTAATCTCTTCCTGAATACCTAACATAATACTGTTTATCTTAGCATCTACTTCTTCTAACCCCGGTGTGCCGGTTATCATTAGCGAGGTGCCTTCCCTATTTCCGCTGTAAGTATCAGCATCAGAGTTAGTACCGTACTGAGCAACCGCCTCTCTTATAAATGCAACGTCTACTTCAGCAGCATATCTCGGAAACTCAAGAATCATGCATCTTTTGTTGCTATGATTGAGTCGTAGTATTTAACCCCGTGAGTTAGTGAATGGTCATGGGACGCACCGCCCCCCGCAGATGTTGTTGGGGATGTATAACTTGTATTTCCAACTAGCCCTTGATTACCCCCCTGCAGTCCCGCTACGGGATTATCTGCCCCTCTCTGGTGGGTATGTGATGGCATCTGGGCTGTTGTTATAGCAGTGCCACCAGTAACCGTCTGTGCGTTCCATGTACTAAAAGCTACCGATCCACCAGAACCCCCACCAGTCCCAGTAACAAACCTAAGAATAGAATCATTGATAGCTGCTGTTGTATCTTTAGTCCAGCCCGTAGGAGCAGTTGCCTGTGGAAATATGAGCTTAGTACCTGCTGTAAATGGAGGAGGGTTTGCCGATGAAGCCCACGCAGTGCCATTAGAAGTTAGTACGTTACCAGAAGTGCCCGGTGCTACCGTACCTACTACCCCAGAAGCTGCGGATAACACTCCAGTGAGGGTCGTAGCTAGGGTTGTGACCCCTGTAACCCCTAAGGTTCCTGTAACTGTTTCATTACCTACAACTGCTAGATTGCCTGTGATTGTCCCACCTGCAGACAGGTTTGTTGATATAAACGAATCAATACCGTCGCTGTACACGTTGTATATACCAAAAGGAACTGTGGCAGCTACAGCACCTGCATCGGTGCGTATAAGTAGATTTTGTTTAGCTAATGCGAGGTTGGTATTGTTATCAACAATATAAGTTTTACCTACTGGGGGGATGTATATAGTACAAGCAGCAGAGATGTCGCCGGTAAACTTTAGAACTGCATTCCTAGACTCGTCCGCCACCCCATTAAATGCGGTAAGTGTATATGTAGTTAATCCTGTAATGCTTACGGTATTTAACCCTGCAACAGCATCAACTAATAACCCGCATATGTTCTTGTTGGTCGTATCACCCCAACTTCCAGATTGCTCGCCGTTGGCTATGTTCTCAAGTCGTAGGTTATTTGCGTAAGTTGATGGCATGATGGGCCCAAGTATGTTCGTGTATTATATATGAATTTTATTCTTTGGGCGTAGTAAATATTATCGACGTGACTGAGGGGATTGTCCTATTACCCGATTCTACAAAGGTCATAGAGGGCTCCAGTATATCCTCCTCCTTTACCCCGGTTCTTAGCGCATGGATGCAGTAAGCCAGACTATCATCCTCTAATGCTTCTATGAAGTGTAACTTATTTTTAACTACATATACTATCTGCGGGGATACAAATGTCTTTTCCCTACCCTCAACAGTTATCCTGAATGACCCCCTTGCTAGCAAAGTTATGTGGTCATATGTGTGCATATGTGGCTTATTTGTGTCTCCCTTATGCTCAAAATGCATTTGCCGTGTCCATAAGTTCGATACGCATGCTATTTTATCCTTTACCATAGTTGCCCCCCTTATATAGTTGACACAGGAATAATATCTTTTAGCGCTGCAAACACATTGACAAACACAGTGCCATCTTCCAGTGCTTCTATTTCATGCCATTCATCAGCAACTAGGTTCACGGGTTGCGTGTTCTTAGTCATCACTATTTCTTTGCCTTTCTTACGGACTACTATAGAACCTGCGTGGCATACAGACGCATGGCTGAATGTATGGTCATGTTTAGGCAGTCCTTCACCCGTATTGACATGGTATATATTCAACTGCGCCCCATCATATGTAAGACTGTGTGCTGGAGCTACAGACATAACCATCAGAATTCCTGCGTCCCAGTAGAGGTCACATTACCTATAGGCTGTCTATGGGCCTGCATATCCTGTTCCTGCAGTAGGTCTACCGCCTCTTGCGCTGCATGCGCCCCATCCCATAGATTCTGGCAGTCTGCCGCCCATACAGGCAGCTCTGTGATACGCTGATTAGCAGGTTTATGTCCACCAAAGCTAACCTCATTAAACTCTACCCACCCACCATTCGCATGGTCCCACTGTAGGGCCGATACCCCCGCCGGTACGTGGTTATCTATGGTAGGTATTACATAGGCCATACCATCTACATATACTGCGCTATCCGCAGCCACTATAGTAAGTCTCATATTTATCCCATACCTAGTTTTTAGAGGCCATAATTATATCTATATATAACACTGATAGATTAAGCGAAGCGTCCATTGATCCACCACTTGCATGCGTGTGCGACTGCCCACCTCCAATAGGCGCAGTACTTCCTGCCGGAGCGCCAGCACCCATCCCCGTATAAAACGCCCCATTAGTGTTGCTATTTTTATACGTAACGACCCCCCCTGCCACAAAGTGAGTATGCAGCGGGATCTGCGTTTGATCTAATGTGGTGCTTCCTGCCACTATTGATGTCGCCATTGTTTGCGCAGTAAGCGCCGTACTAAATGCAGTGGTACCCCCCGATCCGGCGGTGCCTGATACCACCCGCAGTGTCTTATTATCATGCGCCGTTAGTTTTGTCCACCCCGTCGGGGCTGATGTTTGCTGGAATAACATAATAGTACCGGATGCAATGGGCACTTGCGTGGGTACGGGACAGGGCAGTATGTTTATGTATGTCCCTGTATTTACTCTATTTCTATATAGCATAATATTTAGTTTTTCTGCGCAAGTATTATATCTACATACTGCACCGACAATTGTAGCGTAGGAGACACGGGGGTCCCTGATGTACTATGCTGGTGACTACCCCCACCGCCAATTAATTCGCTGACTTGCGGTCCAGTGGAACCCGGCTGAACTACTGGACTGAGGTAAAACCCGGAGGCAAAACATTTTCTTTGGGTTATGCCACCTACCAAATGGGTATGGGCGGGAATCTGTGTCAGTGATAATGTAGTAGCTGCCCCCACAAGCGTATTTGCTGCAAATGATACTGACTTATCTGTGAATACTGTACTAAAGCCTGTCGTACCTCCCGAACTAACGGTCCCTGCTACTAACCTTAACATCTTATCATTATGTGTGGTTATTTTTGTCCATCCAACTGGAGCCGCTGTTTGCTGAAATATAGATATACTCCCTAACGGTATCGTATAACTGAAATTACTAATACTGTAGGGTAGTGATCCTATATTGCTGGCTGTGTTCTTACTATTTCTATGTATCATATCTAATTCTTTTGGGCTAGTATGATGTCTACATAGTTAACACCTAGTGGTACAGCAGCTGATATAGTAGTAGAAGCATGCGTATGTCCTAAGCCACCACCTATACCACTACTGCTCGTAGATAGTACCCCGGGGGGTAGATGATTCCATGCAGCATAATACACGCAGGGGACCGGATAGCTACATGTATTAAGTGTAGCCCCTTGTACTATATGAGTATGCCCCGGCATTGTAGGTATTGTTATAGTTGTACTATCTAAAGAAAGCCCAGTTACAGTTGGGGTTTGGCTAGTAAACACTGTAGTAAATGGTAGTGTGCCACCTGCACTAGCCGTTCCTGAGACTATCCGCAATGCCTTATTATTGTGTGTTGTTAGTTTAGTAAAACCCGTTGGCGCTGTAGATTGACCAAATACAGCTATATCCCCCGGATTAATAGGTACATCAGCAGGCCATGCATAAGGCAGGGTATTTACCACACCCCCAGCACCATTACTATCTGCGCTGATATTAACCCGGTTGCGGTATATCATATTAGGCCGCTATCTTAGTCCAGACAGTAGATTGTGTGTCGTTTACAGGAGTCCATGTTGCTGTTTGTGCATCAATTACTAACCCCCATACGGTAGGGTAGCCTATGTACCCTGTAGCCTGCACACCAGTTACTGCTATGTTTTGTTGGGTTGATACCGTAACACTGCCGATAGAACCTGTAGCTTCAACACCAGTAGGGTAGACATTAGCCGCAGCATCTACTAATACATTACCTATCTGACCTGTAGCTGCAACACCTGTTACAAAGATGTTTTGTTGAGTTGATACTGTAACACTGCCGACAGAGCCTGTAGCTTCAACACCAATGGGGTAGACATTAGCCGCAGCATCTACTAATACATTACCTACCTGACCAGCAGCTTCAACACCTGTTACTGATACGTTTTGGTTGGTAATGAATGTGACATTACCGATAGCACCTGTAGCTTCAACACCAGTAGGGTAGACATTAGCCACACCATCTATTGCTACACCACCAATCTGACCTGTAGCTTCAACACCTGTTACTGATACGTTTTGGTTGGTAATGAATGTGACATTACCGATAGCACCTGTAGCTTGTACACCTGCTACTGATATGTTTTGTTGAGTTGATACCGTGACACTGCCGATAGAACCTGTAGCTTGTACACCTGTTACCGATACAGCTATGGCCCCGGGGTTTAATATATCCGCAAAGGGTGCTGCGGCTAATGGTGTAAAGCCTAACATCTGCGGTTATACGGTGTAGATGATAGTGCTGTGTTGTACTGTCCCGCCCATGATGTGCCTCTTTATATTAACCAGATAACAAATGCAATTATAACTACTACTAGCGTAGTGCGCTTAGAGTTCTTAATCAGATCAAGGAATCTGTCTGATACTGGATCAGCTATAGCAATAACCTCATCAACCTTGCCCACTACCTTCTTAGCTTTGTCTTTAATGGTCATGCTGACAGCGCCTTCAGTTCATCCAGCGTTGTAGCCGCATCTGCTAGTTTAGTAACATCACGCAGTCTTTGTTTCTCACTGATGATAATGGTGGTATCTCTGCCATCTTCTTGAGCGCGTTGGTACTGTACGTCGAGTGCTGTTAGCAGTGGAGCGCGTTCTTGGCGTAGGCGGTCTTTAGTGATTCCTTGTGCTTTGGTGAAATCAATGATTATGCCCATGTCCATGCTCCTCTGAATGTGCGGTCTGTTGGTACTGTATCGGTGTCTACAATCTCAAAGGGAGTATTTGCTGGTACATCTTTAGCAGCAAGTTCCTCAATAGTGTGATCTTGTAGGTATTCTGGTGATGGGACTAGAACTGCTACGCCGCCATCAGGTGTCTTGTAAATTATTCTTTTCATTGTTATTTTTCCTTTTAGCGGATTATTGCAACTCGAACAGAAGAAGGGTCTATATAAACTGCCGCAAAATTAGAAGTCCTAATAGAAACTGCGGATGCGGATATGATATTTGTTTCGCCCGCACCGTATCCGTTATCAGATCTTACGGGGGTGTACTGAGCATCCGGCATAGCAGTAGTAAAATTAACCGTGTAATTGCCAGTACCAACATCAGTAATACTACTCACATTCCCGCTTGCGTTTATAGCCACAGTACCAGTGCCGTTGAAGTTTACCCATGCACGGCATCCGTATGCAGTGGCAACAGAACCGTAACCAGAGTTGAATTGAAGTAGACCTGTGCTGCTAATGCTGGCTTGCTCCGTGTTGTTAGTACCTAGACTTAGCGGAATAGCTGATATAGAATTAATAGAGAGAGCGTATGAATTTGCGTATATATTTGCATATAAAGCTCCCGCAACACTTAGTCGAATATCCGCAGCGGCAGATGTGCTGTTTATATCTAACTTAGCTAAAGGACTAGCAGTACCAATCCCAACATTACCACTAGCATCTTTTACCAATCCACCGTTGCCTACATTGAGCGTATCCGTACTTGCATCACCCAGTATAGTGTTACCAGTGGTTGTTAGAGCGCCCTGTACTATCTCAGCAGGTGTAGTAATCCCGGTGTCGCCATTAATAATTACCGACATATTATTCTCCTATCCAAACTTCTGTTGGCGGTGTAGGCCAGACCACTTCACCAGCAGTCGGGTAGACAGCAATCTGACGAATCACTTGGCGATAAGCAATGAATTCACTTTGGTTACTAAGACGTGGATTAGCTTCTGGTAGCCCTATGTCTGCGATGGTTGTCCAGTCTGTGCTGTTTAGGATGCCAACAGCGGTCTGTGCATTAGTCATCTTCTCTGATTCGAGTTGTACTGCTGCTTTGTCATAGATAACTGGATTACCATCAACATCAAAGGCATCATCGCCAACAGTGCGAACAGTCTGAGGATAGAGTTTGTATAGTGCTGAAATGAAGTTGTTCATCCTGCTATCTCCATTAGAGTGATGGTTGATGTTGCGTTTGCTTGCGCATTATAATAGTTCTGGACGTAGACAGTAGCCGCATTAACTGGACTGGCAAAATAAACAGTATAAGTTGTCGCAGCAGTTGTAGCTGGTGAATCAAGATAGGTAGTAGCGCAAGTCCCCACATAATTTTGCAAAGACGTGGCGGTGTACCCACCAATATCTTCAAACCCAATAATGCTTGAAGCTCCTCTATATAATCTTAATGAGACTGAGTTTGATGCAGTATTACTATTTTTACCAACCCCAACCATGTTAGCAAATATCATAATTTTGCTTGATGTGCTGCTTGGTGTAATACTTGCTGTTAATCCAGTTGTTATATAAGTGCTTGTAGCGTTAGATACTAGAGTTGCATAAGTCCCATTAACCACCTGCAACACGCTCCCCGCTGGTAGCCTAGCTGCTGCAATAGTTCCAGTTAGCTGAGTAGCTGCTATGCTCTTATTCGTCAGCGTATCAGTCGTGGCTTTCCCGATTAGGGTGTCGGTAGCAACTGGTAGAGTTAGGGTTCCAGAGCCTGCAACGGCTGGAGCAGCTATTGTGATGCTGCCAGAAGTGTCACCCGCGACTACGATTGAACTCATGCTACCTCCTTATCTGCTGGTAATGGTGTGTTGCCTTCAGCGCACCAAGTTAAAAAGGCTTGATAGTCTGTGTTATCTAAAGCAAATGGAATAAAAGCACCATCTGATATACGTTGAACGCATTGTGGGTTTCCAAATATAGGGCTGCTAGGACATAATTTATACATTTTATAACTCCGCATTAATGCTAAAAGCTCCTGTTGATACAGCGTCTTTATAAGCAACTATTGCACGACCCTGAGTGGCTGACCCTGTTACAAGAGTTGCGTCAAATTCAAAAGAACTAACATTTGCATATACGGAACTACAAGATGTAATACTGGAAGTTCCGGACCCATCATATAGTAGTGTTGTTCCAGAAAAAGTTACACTTGGCGTAGCTCTCATGGTTACAGGAAGTGAGCTACCAACCCTATTTATAGTAGATGCGCCACTGGCGACCCCGATTAAAAATGGGTTTATAGTTTTATAAAAATACCTCTGACACATCGCCAACTCAGTAGAATATGCACGGAAATCAAACGAAGTAGCTACCGAGCCAGACTCTAGTTGAACGCCGGTGATGTAGAAGGTAGCACCAGATGTGCCTACTACTGATGTTGCACCTGTGGCTGAAAAATAGTTTGCACCTGCCCATGCACCAGCAGTTCCGCTATATGTAGAACCAGCACCTAATCCCCAAACTACTGCAATTCCTGTGCCGTTTGTTGCACCAATCCAAGTTCCAGAAGTATCGCCAGCAATAGTTATGCTAATTGTTGTCCAAGTATTTGCAACTGGAATTGAATATGTAAACGGATAACTTCTATTTTGAGCAGAATTAGTTAAAACACCACCAAAAGTGCCAGTAAGGCTTGAATAAACTTGGAATGATAAAGTAACTGTTTTTGCGTTAGCAGTTCCCCAACCTAAATCAGATGTATTATATCCTTCAATATATTGAGTAATCATAAATAAATCACTCGCACCTATAGAATACGCAGATAAAGATGTAATACCTAAATAATTAGAAAACCCTACTGGTGGTGTTATTGCGCCAGCGTTTTGTTGAACACTAAATTTTGATGATTGAGTAAGAATAGCTCTGTATCTATCTAATGTATAAACTCCATTTGTAGGTGTAACACTCGCCCCCGCATTCCTTTGGTCAATCACCATCCCACCATTTATGATGCGGTTCTTGAAGCCAAAGGTGTTTGCTACGCTGATTCCGTTACTAGAGCTTAGAGTACCAGTCACAGCCACACCAGTGCTGGTCACAGCAACTACTGTAGTTGCACCTGAGAGTAATGAGAGATTTCCTGAAGCGTCTGCTGTGGTTACTACTCCCCCGACCCCCGTTGTTATTGCTGCAATAGTTGATGCCATTTATATCTCCTAGAGAACAAGCCAGCGTTGCCCCGATGTAATCGTGATCGCAACACCGCCGCTCACGGTTATTGGGCCGACTGAACACGCATTAAATCCCGCCGCTATCGTGTAGTTAGATGAAACAGAAGTGGCATTCATTACTAATCCGTTTGCCGCTACAGGTGCGGTTACTGCCA